AAAGAAGATGCCTAATTTTAGTGCATGGGTTCGTCAGATGGTCCTAGAACATGGACAAAAGACTGGAAAGACTAAGGAGAACAGAACGATGTTCCACCGCGTATGTGGATCAGATGTTGAAGCTCGTTGGGAACACTTCACAGATGGAACCTACGCTTGGTTTGGATATTGTGAGACATGCGACATCGATGTAACTTGGAGGCCTCGTCAATGAATGAAGATTACCTGGCACATTACCAACACTCTCGAGAAGCGTTCGCCAAGTTTGTTATCGAATCAAAACATAATCCTGATCGTGAGGAATGGATTCAATACCATTCGATGTTGGGAACTGAAGATATGAGAAACCAAATCGATGAATTTGATTATGCAATGCAATCCTATGATGAGACAGCTGAACAAGTAAAATTATTGTGGACTTGGGAAAGTGGTCACACTCTCAAAATAAAATGGGAGCACACTGGATGGTGGAGTGGAGATGTATTGCATCACTACTATTGTGTAATGCTACCACTAAAAAATGTAGAACTATTCCATCCACATGAATTAGTTCGAACAAAAGAAGTTGATGAACCAGTTTGGGAAGTTTAGATCCAAAGCCAAGCCATCAAAACATAGTCTGCAACAGTTGCTCCAGCAACCGTGACCAATGTAGCAATTGAAAGAAAGACGTTAAACTTCATCAATGATTCCAGAGATGTTTCTTTAGCGTCTTTCTTTTCTTGACGTGCCATTAACCACTCAGCGAACTTTGTAGTTGTTGTTTTCTTTTCTTCAATTGGAGTTTCTGTTTCTGTACTCATATTCTCATGCCTCCCAAACCTACGAGCGCGGTCTCTTCATACCGTCGTATTTCTGGAGTGTATAGATCGAGCGCACCAACGCCACCTGCTTCGATAGTTGCAATTGCTAATTCAGTAGCTAAGAAATCTGCAGCTTGATATGATATCATTCCAATTCGAACTAATGGATGCAATGTTCGAAGTGGGACCATGGGCGATTCAAATAGAATTTCTTCTAATGTTTCAAGAGTTGGGTCTAGCATATCAATCAACATCAGGTTCGTTTTGTAGATCGTAACTTCGCTTAAGTCGCATGAGGTATTCAAACTCTGCTTCTTCTTTTGCACTGGCCTTTAGAAGATAACGAGCACCAGACATAAGCAGTGTACCATCTGAATTACCTGGTCCAAATGAAACAACACGATAACAATAAATTCTGTCTGTTGCAGTTGGCTGCAATGAACCAAGTTGATTATCAGCTATTGTAATCATAGATCCACCAGCCAGGTTATCTATGTCAAAGTTTACAATTCGAAATCGACCATATACAGTTTGTTCGAACGAAAGTTGTGATCCATCAAAGTTACCAAAAGTAAACAGTTGAAGTAACTGTGTATCTGTTAATGGTGAAGTTGTCATAAAGTCAAGCACTGCTGCTGTATCTCCTGCGGTTGCTGATCCACCTACCCTGGTTATTGGATATGCTTCTTGTACTCCTGCAGCTTCAAAGAACAATGTCTTTGCATCCATTGACAAACCTGCTAAATCAAAATATGTATCATTGATGCATATTCCACTACCAGGAGCTGATTGTCTCCAGCCTGAATTTGATACTCCTGCATCTAATGCAAAAGCAGGGCCAGTCTTTGTTAGTTGAAGTAAATCAAATTGTTTTGCTAATGTCTTCACTTTAACGACCTCTTTCTTTCTGCTGATCTCTTCCAAGACTTTGCAGCTCTTTTGAAGAGTACCTGGTGATTACTACGAGGATGCTTCTTCTTGAGTTGCTTCAAAGTCTTGGCCATGTACTTGTTGTACGCGGATGGTGCTCGCTTTACTTTCTTAGCTACCGACTTAGCCTTCTTTGCAGTAGACTTAGCCTTTGCAACTGTTTCTTTACCAGACTCGCCCAGGTCTTTTATTTCCTGTAGCAATCTGATAACTTCATCAATAGACACTGAGTCCACCTCAGTTATCTGCAGCTGTTGATTGAATTGCAATTGCCATGAAGTCTTTTGCACTGAGGGAAACAATAGATGCATTAACTCGAACAGTTACGTTAAGTGGACCAATTAGGTTGGTTGCATGTGCGGTAATGTAGAGTTGATCGTTGACAACATATCGTCCATCATCAGCACCTTTACCGAAGTTATCTGGGAAAAGATCAGCAACACGGTCTAAACCACCGTTACCATCAGCTCGAATACTAGCCGAAGATACCAGGGCACGGTCGTTAGCAAATACTAGACCGCCACGGTTGAGGTCAAGTGTTTGAACGTGAAGTTCGTTACCATTGCCTAAGTCGCTTACGAGATCAGCATCAGGAAGTGTACCTTGGAAGATATAATCCACTGAATGAATTTGAAGAGCTTGACGATCTCCAACGTCAACATATGACCCAAGGTCAATAGTTGCAAAGGTATCTGTTGCAGCGACAGAAACTGTCACTCGTTCGGTTAGGGTAAACATGCTTGTCTTTTTTGTAGCCATAATAATCACGGGGTGGAGTGGGGTTTTCTCTGCATGCGGATCGACAGACTAGTTCCCCACTCCAAATAACCCTATCATAACAGGGCCTTTAAGCATTTGCAGTCCTATCTTCGCGGCGAAGCCGCCCAAAAGCAGCGCCATTACCAACAACTAACGTTTTTGTTAGTCATCCCACTGCTCCCACCCGTTGCTAACTAGCCATAGGATATAGGGCTTGCCCGATTTTTTCTTGACCAATGTATATATGTGATTACTGATACGGCGATTCATGCGGAATAAAATGATAACGCTATGCCCGACATCGTACGAACTCTCAAAGAAGATGCCTAATTTTAGTGCATGGGTTCGTCAGATGGTCCTAGAACATGGACAAAAGACTGGAAAGACTAAGGAGAACAGAACGATGTTCCACCGCGTATGTGGATCAGATGTTGAAGCTCGTTGGGAACACTTCACAGA